GCAGCGATCGTCTCGTCCACGGTGAGGCGCTTGTTCACTCGAAGCGTGAACGGTGCGGAGCGCCATAGCCCTGTATCACCCTCCCAGGTGAGGGTCCCTCCTCCAGTAACCGTGAAGTGGTTGCCGACGTCGTTCTTGTTCTGAACGAGCATCGCCCCGACGTCGATCTTCGTCAGCAGCGCCTTGGACAGCATCTTGCGCTTGTCGATGACGTTGTCCGACAGGTTGCTCACGTTGGACGGAGCGAAGATCGCCGCCAGCACCGTGACGGTGAGCGGAGGATCAGGGAAGACGGGGTCGGTGGCCGAGGCACCGGTGATCGAGGAAGCGACGCCGGCCTCGTTGATCACCACCAGGTCGAAGCGGTCCTGGGACCCACCGGAGGGGATCGACAGGCTCTGGCCCAGCACCGTGACCAGCGACCCGTTGACGATGACGAGCCCAGGGTTGATCAGCGCCGTCAGACCCGAGACGGTGACCAGGCAGCCGTCAACCACGCCCCAGCGGGCGCTGGCGATCGTGTTGAAGTCGATCCGGTCTGGCTCGGCCATCCGGGGGTTCGACACATCCCCGGCATTGGGGATCAAGAACCCATCATGGGTCAGGGCTGGCCGAGACATCGTCGGCGGCTCCTATCGCTGGTAGATGTACCCCAGGCTGTGCAGGTAGATCGCCACATCTCTGGGGAGGCGGTAACGCTTGCCCTCTTCCAAGCGATAGTTGTAGTGAGGGTTGCCGTAGGTGAACTCTTCGATCGTCTCGGCCATGCGGACCTCCACATAGCCGTCTGCGTCCACCACCGGCTTGGAATCGAGGGCTTCCACCTCGATCTCCCGATGGATCGGGATGCCGTCAGTTCGTTGCGGTTGCGCCTTGGGGAAGCCGAGGTCGGACGGGCGAGTGACCTCGCTCGTCTCGGGGTCCAGACCCTCGGGGATCTCTTCCTCGACGTCAACTTCCACGTTTCGTGCCACGATGTTCGTTCTCCTGTGTGTTACTCAGCCAGCCGGGCTTCCAGCCAGGCGACGAGGGTCGAGCGGTTCTTGCCGGCCTCTTCGGCGTCAAGGACCTCTTCGAGTTGGTCGGGATAGGCCTCGACGTAGGCCTCCACCTCGGCCACCGTGTAGTCGCCGGGGTCGTAGACATCCGGCTCCTCGGGCGGCGGCTCCTCGCCGCCGTCGCCACCCTCCATGCTCAGCGGGCTGACCCCAGCGGGGCCAGTGCCGGTCACGGCAGCGACGGTGATCGGGTAGGCGCCGGCAGTCGGGTACTGCGTCGGGTCCGAGGCCACGGTGCCGCCGGACGCTGCCGAGGTGACGTTGGCGTTGACCTTGTCGTAGGTGAACGTCGTGCCCGAGGGCGTGGCGGTGATCGTGTAGTTGCCGTTGAAGACAGCATCGACGCCGCTCACGACGATCAACTGGCCGACCTTGAAGCCGTGGGCAGCCGACGTGGTCAGCGTGGCGACGTTGCTCGTCAGGGCCTTGTTGCTGACCGTGCGAGAGACGTTGGTGACAGTCATGGTGGCCGTCTTGGAGCCCGGCGTGGCGTAGGTGACGACGGCCGGGTTCTGCACGGTCTGGGGCGTCGGTGTGCCGTCAGTGGGGAAGGCCCAGGAGAAGTCCTGGTCCGGCCGGGGCGAGGGGGTATCGAGGTTGAAGTCCCACTTGAGGCCGTTGGTGGGATCGACGGTGACCAGGACTGGTCCCGTCTCCTGGACGGCCCTGGAGCCCCAGGTGTTGGGACCGTGAACGGAGACGATGCTCATGTGCGTTCCTTCGGCGTGTGATACACGGGTATGACCGAGCGGGGCAGGCGGGCAACGGGCGAGTAACCCGCCTGCCCCTCGGGCTCAGTTGGTGACGATCTTCACGACCGAGGAGTCGGTCACGACGCCCCAGCCCCAGATGGCGTACCAAGCAAGTGCGTGCTCACGACCGAAGTCGAGGACACCGCCGTCACGGAGTTCGACGGGCAGGGAGATGGCGTGCCCGAAGGCGTTGTCTCCGAGCATCATCGCCTCGTAGATGCCACCCGTGGGACCCCACGGCTCACCCCAGCCCGGCAGACCGGTGTCGCCGGTCGGCAGGTCATCGAGCGTGCCAGGGTCAGCGATGTCAGCGAACGGGTCGGTCGCCACGTTGTAGCCCGCCGGTGCTCCCGTGCCGCCGGCCGCAAGCTGAGCGGCCGTCATGCCGAGGGTGCTGCCACCACGGAAGTCGGGGTTGAACGGGTTGGGCGTGGTGACCTGCGTGCCGGGCAGACCGGGGTACAACTGGGCGTAGTTGCCAGCCGTGGTCGTCAGCGGAGCGCCGACCTGCGTCGTCTCGATGAACACGACGTCATCGAGCCGGCCGATCTCACCGAGCATGAAGTTGCCGGGGGCGGCGTACTTCGTGATCTCGATCCACTCCGGGGTGTCCCGGAGGCGACGGCTCTGGTGCGGGTGCACGAAGCACACGTACGTCTCACCGAGGCGGGGCACGTTCTTCGATGCCAGCACCTCGACGGCGTCCTTGATCGAGTACGGCGTCAGCCAGAAGTTGTCGGCCAGCGTGCCGGTGCCGGCGGCGGTGACGATGTCGCCCACGACCGAAGCCGGGGTCCCACCCTCGTACACGCCGTAGCCGGTGTTGATGGCGCCGGGCTTCTGGTAGCCGAACACGACCGACGAGGCACGAGCCAGCGTCTGACGGGCCTGGCTGTCCATGTACAGGGCCATGTTGCGGCCGAGCAGACGGGAAGCGCTCGCCATGATGTCATCGAAGCTGGCGTTGAGCAGCAACTCCGAGACAGCGACGGCGAAGCCCTGCTCCTGGACCGTGATGGCGTACTGGTTGGCCGTGATCGCATGCGTCTTCATGCGGACGCCTTCGATCAGTGGACCCGACGGCATCGGCAGGTTGTTGTAGCGCATGAAGTTGACGGTGAGGCCCGGCATGGTGCCGAGTTCCGTCTTCTTCACGGCGAACTGCTCGAACCGGAGCACCGGCATCGACTGGAACAGGATCTCCTTCGACCAGATGGTCTGGATCGCCGGACCCATCATGGTCGAGCCGGTGGCGACGGATCCGCCGTAACCGACTCCTGTGTTGTCCATCACGGCCTGGCCGTAGTAGCCGACCGGCGGTTCGTACTGCGAGTAGGGGCCACCGGAAGCGAGTCGAGTCGTGCCGGTCACGCCGGAGACAACAGGAAGCTCGCCGCCAAGGTACTGCCCCGTCGTGCCTGCAGGCATGGGCGGTTCTCCTTCAGGAGCGTGGGCCGTGTGTTACGGCCCTATGGGTTGTGAGTTACCCAGTCAGCCTCGACGGTTGTTGGGGCTGGTCGCTTGCAGGAGTTGTGTCCGATAACGCTTGTACGTTTCCATGTCCATGCCCTTGATGTCCTCGGGCGTCAACGATTCATACGACGGTAGTTGCTCCATTGGTCCTACAGGTGGGGCCGTGGGTGCGGCCCCTCTCGGCTGGTACGGAACCTGGGCGGGCTCCTGGGCCAAGATGTTCATGAGAATCTGCTGCGAGCGCAGCTTCAACCCTTCGATGGACGCATCGATCGCCTCGGGCGTGTCACCAGCGACGAAGTCCCGGAGTTCCGGGAGGAGGTCGTTGCCTTCCTGCTCGATGCGATCACGACGGTAGATCGCTACCTCCTGGAGCGCTCGCTCCTTGGAGAAGATCTCTCGCTCCGTCTCTTGCGTGCGGCGGATCTCCTCCACCTGTGCACGCATCTCGGCCTCACGCTTGTCCATCAGCGCACGGAGGTCGAGTTCGCTCTCTTCCTTGGCCTTGCGAGCTTGGTCGGCCTCATCGGCCAACCGCTGCTTCTCGGCCTGCTCGGCCTCACGTTGGGCCTGGATCTCCTTCATCTGGGTACCCAGGTCCTCGATGCGACCGTACAGCTTGTCCTTCTCCTGCTGCCGAGCCTTCTCGATGTCCTCGTCCGTCCAGCGGTAGGCCGGACGCTGCTCGGTAGCTGGCTGTTCTTGCACTCGCACGGGTTGGCTGACGGCCTGGTCGGGCCGCTGCTGTTGCCAGTCAGCAGCCTGTCGAGGCTGCGCCGGCTGCACGCCGGTGATGAAACCGTTGCCGGTGTCACCAACGGTGTAGCTCCCCGTGTTCTGATTCTCCGTCGTTGACATTCAGTTGATCCCTCGGGTTCCCCAAGCTGTGGGTGTCATCTATAGCACGAACGCAGGTGATACGGGGGTATGAGCCCCCGTACCGGCGTTAGGTCCGGTCATCCGACTCGAAGTCCATGATCTGCGGAGGCATGCCGCCGTAGGCCAGGAACTGGACCTCCTGGGCGATCTCCGGGTTGACCGGAGGCGTCGCAGGTACTGGGTTGCCTTCTGCATCGGCGCCCATGAGCGGTTGCCCGTCCGGGGTCATGCCGGTCGCCATCATGTTGAAGGCAGCGATCTGGGACTGGATCAGGGCCAGGGCGCCCTGCTCCTTGGTGTCTTCCACCACCTCTTCGAAGATCTCTCTGATCTTCTGGTCGGGGAACTGGACGCCGAGATCCCGCAGCGCACCACGGCGGGACTCCAGGCTCATCGCCATCAACGCCTGGATCTCGTTGATCTTGAGCAGGCGGTCGATGGGCATCGGGCTGGGCCACTGCACGTACGTCCGGTACGACAGCGGCGCCACCGGATCAAGCTGTGGAACCTGGTCCGGCTTGAGGTACGTGGACGACAGGATCGGGTTGTACACCGTCAACTCGGGGGCGAAGACGAAGGCGTGGCGGATGATCAACTCGTTGACCCGCTCGTACAGCCGGGTGAAGTTGATCGTCTTGCGCTCGTGCTTGAGCATGAGCGGTTGGTACTGGATCGACAGCGCCACGCCCGAGGTGTTGCTGATCGGCTGCATCGTGCCCAAGGCGCTGGCCGGCACGCCGGTCAGTTCGTGCATCGCCTGCTTGAGCAGTTCCATGTACCCCAGCGGGCCGGTGAAGTTGGTCTGTAGCTCCAACTGCTGGATCTTGGCGTCCTTGTTGGTCACCGCCCACACCTTGCGGGGACCCTTCTCCAGGTTCGACGCCTTGGCGCCGGTGATCACCGTCACCGGGGAGGCGTGGTAGTTGATGATGTCGCTGATCTCCGTGGCCTTCTCGTTGTACTCACGGTTCAGCGACACGATGTCCGTGATGTCAGCGAGGCCCCAGGGTGACGAGGCCACCTCGATGTTGGGGCAGAAGGCGATCGGGATCTCACCGATCGGGTTGGGGCGGGAGTCAATCAACTCGTCATTGATGTACTCCTCGATCATGTCCTCGGTCATGAGTTCCACGTACGTCATGACCTGGCGGGTACCGTCGCTGGCCGACCCGAAGAACTTGTACTTGGTCTTGAAGCGGATCATCCGGCTGCGGTCGTGGGGGTGCCACTCCGGGAAGCAGAAGGCCGGGTTGAGCGGCAGGATCCGGATGCGGCCCTCGTGGGGGATGCCGGCCGGGTCCACGAAGGGCATCTCGTAGGCCACCTTGATGAACACGTCACCGGAGACGGACCCCAACTGAGCAGCCTCCATCAGGATCTGCTGCTTGTTGTTATGAACTTCCCATACCTCCTTGAGCATGTACGGGGTGATCGCCGCCGTGGCCTCGGGGGAGTGGAAGTTCACCCCCTTGCCGAAGGTGAAGTTGGTCAGGTAGTCGCTGAACGCCTTGACCCAGTTGAAGACCAGTTGCGGCTCACCGATCTCCCGGCGGTAGGCCCAGTGATGGCCCAGGTACCAGGCCCAGTTGGAGGCGTACCGGTTCATCCGGGGGCCATGGACCTCGAACTCTTCGTCGGAGAGTTCGACCAGGCCCAACGGGCTGATGGCGATCGTGAGATCGCTGGCAGCAGCCCGATAGCTGCCTGGATAGAAGGTGACTGCCATGTGATACGGCCCTATGTGGCGTTGAAGTTGACGGTGTTGGAGATCTTCTCGCCCGGCTTGACGACGCCCACCGGGATGGTCCCGGCGCCGCCGCTGTCAGGCGAGGTGTTGAAGCTGGTGCAGCGCACCTGGGTGGCGCTGTCGTAGGTGGTGGACACCGGGCTGTAGCCGGCGTAGATCACGGTGGCCGGGGTGAAGCCGGTACCGGTGACGGTCAGCGTGATCGAGTTGCGACGGAGGAAGGTGGTCGGGGCGACGCCGCCCACGGTGGCCGTCGATGCGGCCCCCGTGTTGACAGCAGGGTCAGTGGCCGACCCTGAACGCCACCCTCCTCCGACGAAGCTCATCCGCCGAACCGCTCCCTACCGACCTGTCGGTTGGGGTGGTCCTCACGACGCTCATGCCGGCGTTCCACGGCGTCGTCCTTGGCAACGTCCCGTTTGTAATCGGCGTATGAGTCCCAGTCGGGCTCGCCGGTGTCGTCGTCCATGAAGGACCCTGGCCCACGGCCCATCAGTCACGACCTGCGAAACGAGGCCCACGACGGGTGATCCGCCCGGCCCGGCCCCCGGTGGCGAGGTTGGTGATGCCGCCGGTGCGGTCCACCGACATGGTGAAGGCCGAACGGGCCGGCCCGCCGGCCATCGAGTAGCTGTCGCCACCACGGCTGGCACGGGTCTGCTTGGGGGCGTAGCGCTCCCGACCGACACGACGGGTGGGGTCGGTCCCGGTATCAACTCCTCTTGGCACTGCGACTCTCCTTCTTGATCACGCCACTGGCCTTGGTGATCGCCTTGCCCGGCGAGTCGCCGCTCTTCTCGGCCGACTCACGGACGTGCTCCCACTGCCGCTTCTTCTTGGGCGTGTCGGCCTTCTTCGTGTGCTTGTCGGCCGGCATGGCTACTTCCTGTTGACCAGCGCCTGGCCCAGTTCGTCCAGCTTGGCGTCGATGGCGTCGCTGATCTCCTGAGCCTTGGCCTGCACGTCGGCAGCCATCTGGTCCCAGGCCGGCTGGATCACGGCCTTGATCTCTTCGACCTTGGCCTGGATCTCGGTGACCAGCCCGCTGAGGCGGCTGTTGTCGGTCCCTGATGTGTCAGTCACTTCTTCTTCTCCTTGGTTGTGGGGCGCTCTCGCTTGCTGCCCTTGGCGTTCTCCTGCTCCTTCTTGCCCTTGCCGAAGGCCGGAGCCTGCTTGCCGCCGAACGCCTTGTCGTGGTCCTTGCTCGCTGGCTTGCTCGTCGTCACGTCCAGTCCCCCTGTGTCTGACGGTTGGTGATGCCCCACTGGGCTCGCTGCAGGTTGTTGGCCGTCATCGCCACCGGGCGCACGTCCCCGACGATGCCGCTCGTCTTGACCTGTTGTGATACAGGCTTGATGGTGGCCTTCTTCGCCACCCGCTTGGAGAGGGCGGTACGGGACGGTCCGGTGGGCATCAGAAGCCGAAGCTCATCTGCTCGGGACCCTTGGCCTTCTTGATCTTGGTCCGCTTGCCCTGCTCCTCGATGTTCTTGCCGGCCTGCCGGCGGGCCTCGATCCAGCCGCCGGCCTGGATGCCGATCGAGGGGATGATCTCGCCCGACTCCCGGCTCAGACGGCCAGCGGCCATCTGCGTGGCCCGGTTCTGCCAGGCGTGCATCAGCGCCGAGGGCTCGGCGCCCGACATGCCGGGCACGGCCCGCAGGTACTTCTGGTTGGCAGCGCCGCCCTCACCGACCGTGAACTTGGCCGGACTCTGCTTGGCGGCACGACCCTGCCGGCCGGGGACATCCACCTGCTCCAATCGCTGACGAGTGGAGATGGCCTGCTGCCAGGTGTCTTCGGCGGTCGGCCCGTGGGGGTCGAGCGGCCCGTGGGTGGCGCTCTTCATCCCGGTGACATCCATGCGCTGCTGGCCGGGCATCTCCTTGCCCGAGGCGTGGTGCATGCGGCTGGTGAACTCGGTGTGCTCCAGCGAGCCGGCCACCGAGTCAGCGATGTTCTGGTGGTACGACCACACCTTGGGCGACGTCCGGGGATCGATCGCCTTGTCCGAGGCCACGTTGCCCCGTAGCACGTCGATGGCCTTGACGACGTTGCCCTTGACCCCACCCTTGGCGACGTCACCGAGGTCGAAGCCCTTGGTGGAGACGTGGGCACGCACCTCAGGCGTGGAGAGGGCAGCGATGTGCTCAGGTGCCAACTCGGTGGGATGGACGCTGGTGCCGACGTAGTCAGCCAGCGGCGACGGCCGGCGCTGCACAGCCGCCTTGGCTGCCGGCGTCTTGGCCCCCTTGACCCGCTCCTGATAGTCGAGTTCCTGGTGGGCGGTAGCCGCTTGGGCAGTGATGTGCACCGAGGCGGCGGGATCGGCGTGGGCTCGGGCCAGGGCGTGAACCGCCGTCAACTCCTGCTCGGGGTTGTTCTGCGGCGACATCACGGCCGAGGCAGCGATCACGCTGGACTTGGCGTGGCCCGTCTCCGCCGCCACCTCGGCCAGCCGGCGGTGGTGGTTGAAGTACCAGTCGTGGTGCGGATCCTCACCCGTCGTGGCCTGGCGGGCCATCCCCTGCTTGGTCAGGTTGTAGCGGGCGTTCGCCGCCTTGACGTGGGTGATCGGGTCGTCGGTGAGGTGCGGGGCGATCGCCGTCAGCGAGGCGATGCGCTGCCCGGCCTTGTTCTGGCTGCGAGCGTTGTTGGTGGGCCTGTCCCGTGCCGTCACCAGACGGCTGAGGCCTTCCTCGACCCCAGAGCGGGCCATGCCCAGCCCCTTGACCTGGGCGCTGAGATGCTGCTGGCCCTCGGTCGGGATGTCGGCCCACTGCATGGCCCGATCCGTTGGTAGTGAGATACGGGCTGTCCTCTTAGCCATAAGATTCGGTATCCTTGCGTTCATGGCCGAGAACCAGATCAAGGGCAGCGGGTCGCTCTCCGAACTGTTGGAAGCACTGACCGACGCCCAGTTGGACGAGCAGATCGCCTACTTCGAGGAGTTGAAGGGCACCGATGGCTCCGAGTTCGGCCACTGGAAGGCGGGCACGATGCTGAGTCGAGCACTGGAGATCAGACACGACCGACTCCAGTGTCGATCGAGCGACCTCGCTTGAAGTTGTAGACCGAGAACTGGTTGCGGGAGATCCCCATGTCCAGTGCCGAGGTCAACGCATCGCCCTCGGCCACGTCGGCGCCGTACTCCGCTGCCACCTTGGGGTCCGGGGCGAACCGCTGTGATCGATCGATCGTCGTGAACTCGTCGTTGGAGGGCTTCCAGCCGCCGAGGTAGACGTCGGGTTGCGACAGTGACTCACGGTTGCGGTTGACGTAGGCCGGCAAGGCGCTGGGCTTGGTGTCCGACGCTGGCGCCGTCAAGTGCTCGGTGTCGGGGAGCGACACCATCGAGCCCGTGCTGGGCTCTTCACCCGTCACGGCGTGCACGGTGAAGCCGCCCTCGACACCGGGTGACGCCATCATCTGGGCGTGGTAGTTGGCGAACTGGGTCTTGCTCAGGCTCATCCCTGACGACTCCTCGGCTTGCGCCAGCCCTTGCTGATGTTGGTACCTCGCCCGGTCGGTCCGCTTTCCAGCACCTCGGGCTTGCGGAGGTACTTGGGCTGCAGGGCGGGAGGGAGTCGCCCGGCCTTGAGGTACTTCTGGTGCACCTGGCTCAAGACGTCGGGGTCGGAGTTGATCATCTCCCAGCCGGAGGAATCCTCAGCGGTGGGTCTGATCAGGTACTTGCCGACATTGGAGGGAGGACGTCCAGGCGGCGTGGGGCCGAGTGCTCGTGTAACCGATGCACTCGACCCCACTCCGACACTCAGGAGCGGCTTGCGGGCACGAGCCGCCACCGAGGAACCTGTGCCCTAGTCGGACACCTGGGCCGGGTTGAGCCGGCGCAGGCGGGCCTCGGAGCCGAGTTCGTATTCGAACTGCGGCGGACCCTGACCGATCTGGGCACCGATCACGAAGTCGTTGAGCATGGTCGGGGCTTCGATCCACGCAGACGAGCCGAGGTGAGCACGCTCACGCATCGTCTCACCGGGATCCTTCACGACCGTGTATGGACGCTGACGAGCGTCGCCGCCGGGATCACCGTAGGCGCCCACGCCGAAGTCGTTGGGCACGTCGGTGTCGGTGGCAACACCCTCTTCGAAGCGCAGAGGCCCACGCCGAGCGGTGTTGACCGCCATGACGTGCTCGTAGCCGGACGCAGGGCGATAACTCACAGGGGGCCCCTCCTTAGGCAGGTATCAGGGCGAGCATAGACCCTGGAACCCTGGTATGACCGTGACTGGGTGACAGCACCGGACAAGCGCCGGCGATCCGACGTACCTACCTTCGGAAGAAGGGGCTGTCGAAGGCCTCGATCACCGGCACCGTCTCCTGCACCGAGCAGGCGCAGGCCAGGGCCAGGGAGTCCACGTAGTCGTCGTGGGCCTCCCGCTCGTCGGGCGCCTCGACCAGCAGGTACTGGCCCTTCATGACTCGCTCGGCGTCCGACATTTGCTGGCGGAACCTCCTCCATACCCTCGTACGGCGAGCCTTGGAGTGGCCGGGGTAGACGAGCATCTGGCGCTGCAGCAACTGGATCAGGTGCTGCCAGCGCACGGACTGGTTCTTGGCGTCGCTGTTGAAGGGGATCACCTCGGTGCGGGAACCGAGCAGGCGCTGCATCCGGTCAGCGACCGGCCCACCCATCCCCTGGGCGTCCACGCCGACGTAAGCGATGTCATACGGGTCGAGGAAGTCCATCAGTTCGAAGTACTGCTCTTCGAAGTTGGTGTTGTGGATCTCCAGCCAGTTGAGGATGCGGTGCTCCCGGTAGCCGGCCGGATCCGGGTGGTCCCAGTCCACCCAACACACAGTGGCGACGGTGGAGTCCTTGATCCGAGCCGGGTCGATGCCCACCACGACCTTCGTCCGCATCCACGCCTTGATCAGCGGCATGCTCTTGTCGGCCAGCAGGTCGAGGTCGTCCTCGGTGATGAGCATGCCCCGCTCCAGCATCCACTTGAGGCGGTAGCTCATCTGGAACTCTTCGGAGTCCTCCCCGAGGCGCAGCTTCTCCTTCTCGATGAACTTCTTGTAGGCGGGGTTGTACCTGCTGACAACTCGGTCGTCGTACTCGAAGTGGTTGGTCCGCTTGCCCCGAGCCCGCCGCTTGTTGAGGTTGATGGCCTTGTAGAAGTCGCCCTTGTTGAAGCCCGGCGTGCCGATCTTCACCATCGTGCCGGCGTTGGCCGAGAGCATCGGGTGGACGCTCTTGCGGACCACCTGCTCGTCGGCCTCCTGGGCCTCATCGATCACGATGACGTGGTACGTCGAGCCTTCGATCTTGGCTCGGGGGTTGGCCGTCTGGCGCCGGCAGAAGCTGCCGTTGGAGAGACGTATCATACGGCTCTTTCCATCGACCTTCTCATCGATCTCAGGATCGGAGAGGATCGCCAGGGCACGGTCGCTGGTGAGCCTGGTAGCGATGCGACTGAACACCAACTCGCTCTGCTCTTCGACCGGTGCGAACAGGCCGACCCACAGGCCATCTTCGAACTGGCTCATGTTGGGGTACGTCTTCGCCAGGATCGGGAACAGGATCATGCAGCCGGCCAGGGTGGTGGCAACGATCTCGCTCTTGCCGCTCTGGCGGGCCATCAGCCCGGTGACCTCTTCGGCGTCCTGCATGATCATCGACTCGATGACCCTGTATGACATGGTCGCCTGATACGGACGGAACTGCTTGCCCCAGAGTTCTTCGCAGAACATGATCGTCCGCTTGATCATCTGGTCGAGGAAGTCGGCCATCTCCGGCGCAAGCTCGTCGGCCAGCGGGTCTTCATCGACCCCGCTGACGGCGTCCTCAGCCTCTTCCTGGGCCTCCAGGGCAGCCAGTTCTGCAGCTTCTGCCTCGTCGGGGCCGTACCCCAGGTCGGTAATCGTGAAGGACACCGGGTCCCAACATACGCCCCTATGGCACGCTGTACCGGGCTATGCGAGAACGAGAGCACTTCCTCTCCCAGCTAGACGAGGCCAACCGGACCGCTCACTGCTCGACGTGCGGCCAGGTCAAGGTGCGTCGATGCGGTGTCCAGCGCAACGGTGACGCCCGCTGGCGGTGTGTCACGACACGGAAGAACGACCCGCCGCAACGGCACCGGCCGTTGCCCTACCACAAGCATCGGGAACTGGTCTGCTCACGGTGCGGGTTCGTGGCGCAGCACGCCTGTCAGATGGACGTCCACCACATCGATGGGAACCACAAGAACAACGACCCGTCGAATCTCACCAGCCTGTGCGCCAACTGCCACCGCCTGGTGCACCACCACCACAGGATGAAGACCCGTCCCCAGAAACGCCGAAGGCCCGTCTGAGACGGGCCTCCAAGCGCCACTTACCGAACTACGACTGCTCTCGCTAGTTCACCCACCATGGTATCACCCGTGTCAACGTTTCCGACTCTTCGTCGGACCGGCGGGGATCATCCTCACCCGCTTGGGGGTACCCCCGGCGGGAGTCGAACCCGCAGATCCGGAGCTT